GTACGAAAGAATTGGCCATTAGGTGTCAATGTCACACCTTCCAATCTTGAGGTATCAATTTGACAGTTTAAAAGTTTATCAACAGTAACACCAGATGAAATGACTTTACGCATTTCTTCTGTATAGTTTTCTGGTTCAACCAGAGTTTCTGGACTAATATTATATTGCATCATCAAATGTGGATACAAACTGTTCAAGTCAAAACTGGCCACAAAATCATGTAGACCAACTTGGACTTCTTTAACATATGCACCTTCAAATGCTGCATCTTTTTCTTGGATGACTTTTGGTGGTACAATTATGTTTTGTTTCAACAGATAGGAATATGTCAGAGAATCCCACATACGAGTTTGTGCAAATACATCTTCGTAGTTTGATTTAGTGTCATATGCCAAAGTCAAAGCCAATTCAATCAACTTCAACTTATCTTCCAAACGGAGAATCAAGTCAACGTCTTTGATGTTGTATTCAATAAACTTTTGGTAATTCAGTCTGTAAAGTTGATGTAAGTTTTCATATTCATCATAAGAAATTTTACCATCACCAAGTTCAACTTGTGCAATATTATCCAAACGATAGGACTCTTGTGATTTACCACCTGGCGCATACCATTTGTATAACTCAATATAATCAAGTGATGCAACACCAACAATCTCATAGGCAATCAACTGACGACCATTAATGTTGGTTGTTCTGTTCTTAATAAAATTCCATGGTGAAAGTTTTTTAGTGTCATCTTCACCGAGAATTTTATTGAATCGGTTAATCAAATATGGAATATCAAAAAACTTGGTGTTCCAGCCTGTGATAACATCAGGACATTTACGAGACCAAATTTCAATAAACTTCTTACACAGTGTCCATTCATCACGGCATTTGATGTACATTTCATCACCTTGGGTTTCATAGTCACCACAACCAAGAACAATTGGTGGACTACCGATATACGTGATTGCAATAGCCGTGATTGGTTCATTCGCATCATATGGATCAGGAAAACCATTCTCTGAACCAACTTCAATATCAACGACAGCCACAATAATCTTATCTTGGTCCCACTCAACCATATCCGGATGGTGTTCAGCAATATACGCATACTCATAACGTGTATTACCAAAGATTCTAGGACCGTTGGAAACATTTTTAAACTGATCCAGGTAACCTTTGGCTTCATAGATGTTGCCAAAGAGTTTACGCTGGAGTGGTTCACCGTCTAGTGAACGATATTCAGTTTTCTTTGTGGTTGAAATGTATAGAGATGGTGAGTATTCAATTTTTTGTTTGACTCTTTTGCCATCCATTACACCACGATAGAGAATATGTCCAGCTACATTCTGGACATTTGTATAGAAATTTGACATTAACCTGTAATAATTTGTTGTTGACCTGGAAGAATTATACCTGTACCAAAAATTTGGTCATAATTCTTAATGAAATCTTCGGCAGGCACGTAAGAGTATACTACATTCTTCTTAGATATGGCAAGAGTTGAACCAGTTTTTTGTTCAGCATGGAGAGGAAATGGTGCAAATCCTACATTTGGCATACCATCTTTTCCACGAACAACTGCAATACCAACTGGATTACATAGTACAAATTCAGTTTCAGATTCAGATTCCACTTCAGCCAATACTTCTTCATTGGTGATAAGTTTAAAAGCAAGAATATTCATAATGTTCCTTCACATAAATACATATAAGTATATATGAATTCGTCTGGACAGGCAAGCTGTCCTTGTTATCTTTGCCATTAAAAAATTAAAAGGTACAACATGACGAACACCCAATCCTCAAAATTTGTGTTCCATTTGTGATATAAAATGGATCCGTTTACACTATTTGCTTTGGCTAACGGTGCGGTTCAGGCCGTCAAAAAGGGTTGCCAACTTTATAAAGATATTAAAGGTGCTGCTGGTGAAGTCAAAGGCGTCCTGAAAGACCTTGACGACCAGTTCCACAAAAAATATGAAGGCAAACCTGTACCTCCTGAAGCGGTGAAACAACTGAATGAGGAAAAGGCTCGTGTCAAAGAGTTGAATAAACGGAGTGAGGAAGTAACTAATATTTACCAAGAGATTGGTGATTATCTTGGACAATACTATGACAATTACTTTAAATGTCTAGCAGTACTTGAAGAAGAAGAAAAACGTAGTGCCACGGAAGTTTATACAGGTGGTGATAGTTTGGCCAAACGAGCTCTGAAACGTGTGTTGATGAAGAAACAATTAGAGGCAATGGGCACTGAACTACGTGAATTGATGATATATCAAAGTCCTCCTGAACTTGGTGCATTGTTTACTGATGTTGAAGCTATGACTAAAGAACTAGGCAAACAACAAAAAGTTCTTATTGCCAAGCAGATGCAGGAAGAAGCTGCAAAAGCAAAAAGAAGAGCAGCAAGAATGGAGACATATAAATTAGAATTTGGTGCAGCTATAGGATTTGTTGTATTGTGTATAGTTATGGGTTGTCTTTGGACATGGATAAATTATGAGTCTAAAGAGAGACATCCAGAAATATGGAATAAAACCTATCAAACTGAATTAGAAAAACAAAAAAGATACGAAGCAGAAAAGATTAGAAAGGCTATTCAATATTTGGATGAACAAGCAAACGAAAGCAATAGGAAACTAATAACAAACGAATAATGAAAAAAGAAAAGAAATACACATTTTTGGAATGGGTATTTGAGGTTGTTGGGTTTGCAAAGTTTATTCTGTATTATATTGGTTTTATTTTTATTGTTGGTGTTATGGTACTATCATTTGTTTGGTGGTATACTAAAAGATGAAATCAACCACAACAAAAAAAATTATGGTTGCTGTTGCGACAACGGCTACCGTTCTTGCGCCTTATATTCCTAAAGTAATGGATTTAAATACTCAAACCGAAATACAAACAAGAACAGAGAAACCATATTCAGTTGTAACAACGCAATGTAAATTCCAAGAGAGTTATATGGATGATAAAAACCATCAAGTATGTACATATAGATGTACTGAAGGTGATAATCTAGTTATACACAAAGTAATGTATGGTCATGGAATGATTTGTCAAAGTACTATACAAGAAAGAGTAAAAAAGACAAATAAATAACACACACAGGAGAAAATATGTTTAAATTTTTTATATGTGCCATCTTTATGATGGCAAATTTGTCTTGGAGTATGCCAATCACTGCACGTAGTTGGGTTGTGGCAAAAGATGATGGTAGTGTAATCAATGGTTCAAATACGAATAAGGTTATGCCTATTGCATCTATTACCAAGTTGATGACAGTTATGGTTGTATTAGATGCAAACCAAAACTTAGAAGAATATATCAAACCATATAATAGAAAAGAATTGATTGAACTTGCAATAGTCAATTCAAACAATGCTGCAACAGATACTCTCTGTAGAAAATATCCAGGTGGTTATAAAAATTGTATTGCTGAAATGAATCTGAAAGCCAAATCACTTGGACTCAAGTACACAAAGTTTCACGATGCAACAGGCCTCAGTAGAAAGAATGTCAGTACTGCTGAAGAACTTGTAAAGATTGTACAAGAGGCTCAAAAGTATGATGAGATAGTTGGCTCTGCCAAAATCAATGTATTAAAATTACAGAAGAATAAAAAGTGGTTTAGTTTTAAGAATACAAATCCAATAGCAGGTGTGGATCCAAATGTTATTGTTAGTAAAACTGGATTCACCAACCCTGCTGGTGGATGTATTGTAATGCTTATGAATACCGATATTGGCCGTAGAATCGTGGTTGTTCTTGGTAGTAAGAATACTCACACAAGAATACCAGAGGCCGAATGGCTTGCTAAAAATTAATGGTTGCGGACCACGGAGTTGCACCGGAACTGAGGATTATGAGCCCACTGTGATACTATTTCACCAATCCGCAATATTATTTTTGTAACTCTTTTATAAATTCTTTTTGATAGTTACGAGTTTCTATTTGTTTAAATGCTTCTTCTTCCGCTAAAGCATCATCAATTTCTTTTGGTGATTTGCGGAATATTTTGTCGTAGTTATTTGAAAATGTTTCTTGTGAAACACTAAAAGGCCTTGGACTTGAACCTTTACCTCCGTCAGACATATTACTCTCCGTAAATGAATACTACTTGGTCAATGGTGATAACATAATAATCACCAGATTTAATTGCAGCATTCCAATTTAATAGAACAATATCACCAACTTCAACTTCATCAACATCAGGACCAATAGCCATAACTTCTGCTCTATCTGGTTCTTCTGTATGTTTAAGAATAATTCCCGATTCTGTTTGTTTAGAACCTTCAATTCGTTTAATAACAATCTTATTTAACAATGGTTTAATATTCATAATAACCTCAAAGTGGAGCGGCCTTCTGCTTTGCTCAGGTAACATAAGAGGGTGTCTTATGTCGTACTATTACAAGCCGCATTAAATGGAGCGGGATATCAGAATCGAACTGATGACGAAAGATTGGAAATCTCTAGTTTTACCATTAAACTAATCCCGCATAAAATCTGTTGTAGTTAAACTGGAGCGGGTGACGAGAATCGAACTCGTAACTTAACTTTGGCAAAGTTATGTGTTGCCACTAGCACCACACCCGCATCATGTGTGTATTATATAGGCTTCTTTAGAAGATGTCAAGCATTATTTTTTGGTGCGGCTGGCGAGACTTGAACTCGCAAAACTCAGGGTTTAAGTCTGATACCTATACCAATTCGGTTACAGCCGCATAAATGGTCCGGCGTGAGAGAATCGAACTCCCATTAGAAGGGTAGAAGCCTACTGTATTATCCATTATACTAACGCCAGAAAATTGGTGCCCCAGAGGAGAGTCGAACTCCTAAAATTTGGCTTCTA